TAATTGATGATGTCACAGTTGATGCGGTCTTTGAAGAAGCTGAACCTAAAGTTAAAACTGAGCTTGAACCTGAACGAAAAATACAAGTTCCACAAGATGATTTTATGACTTTAGAGGAAGCCTGTGCAATTACCGATTCGAAGGGAAGATCTTATGGGGAGTTATCTGCTGAAGCCTTGAGTTATATGTCAAGCAGCATTGGCAAAGCTCTGAACAATCCAAGTTTATCACCTGAGGAAAAAGCTGAATATCAGCGGAAGTTCAAGGCAATTGGGATTTTGCTCAAGGCGAAATCCGAAGGTGTGATCGAGTAAATCAAATTAGTAGCCCGCCCGCAGGCTTTGTATGCGGGCAGAAAAGGAGCTAAAAAATGAGAAGAACAAAAGAATGGTGGGCAAGACTGACTCCGGAAGAGCGAAGCGAGCTTATTTACATAGAGCGAAATGCCTCGCAAGCATCCGCCGGCTGGGATGGATACCTCCCAGACGACTGTGGTGAATGCAATGTATGTGGAAATCCGACTATGGGAACAACATGTATGCGTTGCCTTGATAGGTGGTCAGAATTAATAGATAAAGCAAATAGAAAGGAAAGGATCTAAAATGACCATCGAAAAGAAAATAGAAAGTGTGCAGGAGTACAACCTGCTCAAACTGCTGAAAGCAAATTCGAGCTTAAAACGATTTGGCGTCGAATGGATAAAATTAGACCACAATTTGTGCAGAGCATTTGCCACAAATGAATTTGCAATGATAATTGCAGATCTTGAGCCAAACCAATGGCATGACATTTTTGATGGGTTACCAGAGCTGGTCTTTATAACAAAGCTAAAACGTGATGAAGTGCATTACTTTGAAGCTAAAGAGCTTGAAAAATTTAACTATCTCTCAGTTTTCGAAGCTGTTGGTAAAGAGCCAAACTATCAGCCTGTTATGCACTTTGACTTAGAGCTACTAAGAAACCTGACTGACAAGTTCGATGACGTGTATTTTGTAAAGCAATCTGGTTTAGCCTTGTTTATGAAGCTGGAAGGCGATAAATACCCTGCTGGATCCTATTATGGCGCGCTAATGCCAAAAAGTATAACACAAGTGGAAACCGCTAAGATCATTGAAGCTCTCAGCAGCCTTGCAACCGATGGTGAAATTAGACGGCAATGGGTTGCTGACTGGAGGGGGTTTGCGCAAGGAGGTAATGCTTGACAATTATGATTAATCGTTTAGAATATACAGATGAGCAGCCAAAAATAAAGCAAACCTAATTAGGAATATAAGGCTGGCTTCCAACCCCGCTGCTCGGGCTGGAGACCAGCCTTATGTTTAGGAAGGTAATCATGAACTTAGTTTTAACTTATGGCAAGTCGGCAAGGATCTTTTCAATGGATTTAGCAGTAAGAATTGGGTTGAATGAGGCAATTGTGCTAAATCAAATTGATTACTGGCTCAATGTCTTCGAAGAAAAACAAGACGCTGACCATTTCCAAGATGGACGTTGGTGGGTTTATAACACAATCAAAGAGTGGCAGGATAACTTCCCCTGCTTTAGTGAACGTACTATCTATACTATCCTGAAAAACCTGCGCGATTTAGGACTTGTTGAAACAGCCAATTATAATAAAGCTGGCTATGATAGAACTCTCTGGTACACAATAAATTATGAAAAGTTGAATGCCTTAGCAGAAAATCCATCTTGCAAATTTTGCGAAATGGATAATGCAAATCTTGCATCACCTATACCAAAGAATAACACAAAGAATACACAAATAATTGAAGAAGAAGAAGAAGAAAAGCAAAGCGTTTTTGAAAATCCAGAAATTGCTGAAGTATTCAAAACTGCACAAGCTGAAATCGGGGTTATCACGCCGGCTATTAAAGATAAGATCTTAGATGCAATATCAGTATATTCAAAGGATTGGGTTATCGAGGCAATGAAAACGGCGTCAGTCAATGGTGCGCATTCATGGGCTTATGCTGAGGCGGTCCTGAGTGGCTGGAAAGCGCACGGGTATAAAGTCGATACACGCAGTAAAAAGACGAATAAATCAAAGAATGACTTATCCGATTGGCGCAACTTGCGATTACAAAATAAGGGGAATGGAAATGGGAAATGAATTGACTGATGTTATTGCGAAAATGAATAACGAAAACGGCAGGCTTCTGCTTTACGTCTATGAGGGCTTGCCAGAATTCTGGCGGGCTTATGCACGGGCGAGCTATGATAGACTGATTAAATTGAAGGTCAGGAATTTAGGAAAGCAAGGGGCTGCAGAATTAGCCATAAAGATAGCAGAATTTCTAAGCAGCAAAGTTGGAGTAAACGAAAACATTTAGACAAAAGGAGTTATAGCAATGTATCAGAATTTGATTTTGATTGGTAGGTTAGGGACGGAGCCGGTGTTGCGTAAAACACTAAAGGGGCAACCGGTGGTAACTTTTCAGTTTTACACACGCGAAAAACGCTGGAATGATCAAGATACACCCACAACGTTAACCGTTTGGTGGCACATCTCTATGTTCGGTGAAAAGGCAAAGGCTGTGGCAGCCGGCGCGCATAAAGGGGATCGGCTAATGATAGAGGGCTCGCTGAATCCAGCACCAAACGGAAATCCGCGCGTCTATCAGCTGAAGAGCGGGGAATGGGCTGGCACTTATGATGTTACCGCCAGAATGTTTAGATTTTTGGAACCACCGCAGATTGATGAAGAGTGCTCAGAAGAACTAAGTGAATTGTTTGAAGGGTGAGAGGAGTAGAAATGACAGAATATAACGATTATTTGACCAAGTATGAGGATGTTTATTTGAGGCTTTCTGATATGCAGGCAGAGATGGAGAAAGCACGCCAAGATGCAATTCCGCAAGAAGTGCGAGAGCAGCTGGAGACCATCGAAGCAGAATATCAACCCAAGTTAGATGCTCTGCGAGAGAAGCTAAAGTCACTTGAGGATGAAGTAAAAGAGCGGGTATTAAATACTGGCTCAACCCTGAAAGGTAATGTTGTGATGGCAGTTTATCGCAAGGGTTCAACCAAATGGGACGAGAAACACTTGGAGCGGCTGGCTGCTGAGTATCCACGCATTTTAGAGGCAAAGGTGGAAGGCAAGCCATCTGTTGCTATTCAAAGGATTAAGTGAAAGGAGCAGAAATGAGCATTAGAGATGAACTTAAGGAATTGGTAGATAAATATTATGATGCTATTCTTCGTGCAGATTTTGCCGAAAAAGAAATGGATATGCAAGAATCGGTAGAGGCGCTTTACGAAGAAGAACACATACGAAAGCAGGTATATGCAAAAATTGATGAGGTTGTAGATATCAATGAGCCAAAGTGGATCCCAATTGAGCAGCAAGAGCCATCAGAATTTGAATTAGTTTTATGTTGTATTCTCGGTGAAAAAGAAAATGCCATAGAAATTCTTTATCGGCACGGAGATTCTTATTATAGCGATTATGATGGCGGGATTATATATAGCCAGAATGAAATATCCCATTGGATGCCATTGCCAGAAATGCCGAAAGGAGCCTAAATGGATGCTAAATCTCTAACACTTCTGGATGTTGCAATTTGTGTATTTTTCCTAATTGCATTTTCAGTAGTAATTGCGCATATTGTCAAGTTTATTAAGGTCATTAAGCCAGAGAAAAAACTTACTGAAAATGAAATCGCACAGAATATCCTTGTTTTAGCAAAAGCATATAAGGAATTAGACACTTGTAATGAGCCTAAAGCTAATAGCTATTATGATTCTTCTAAAATAGACATAGGCATGTCAAAAGATGAAATCTTAAAGCTTATATACTATTGGGTTGACCAGTTAATAGATTTTGATGATGACCGAGCATGAGGAGCAAAGCAAGCTATTCAGCTGGACGCGATACCGTCCAGAGCTGCGCTGGATGTTCGCCATTCCGAACGGTGGCTATCGCACCAAAGCAACGGCTGGCAAGATGGCTGCTGAGGGGCTTAAAGCTGGAGTGTGGGATATCTATCTTCCCCGACCAAGTAATGGCTATCATGGCTTATTTATCGAAATGAAGTATGGCAAGAACAAGCTGACCGAACTCCAGCAAGAGTTTTTTGAATATGCTACCCAGCAAGGCTATTGTTGCAAAGTAGCTTACAGTGCTGAAGAGGCAATTGAGATTATTGACGAATATCTGGAGTTAAATAATGACCAGCCTGCTTGCTGATGGTAAGCCACAATTTGTATATATAGACCAGGAAACGAAAAGAATGTGGTGGTTGATGCCTGATTTTGAAACTGTGCGCTTGTTCAAAACTGGCAAAGAAAATTGGGTTGAGATCCCACCAGAAGACTGGAAAATGGCGGATATTGAATTTGCCAGTCAGCTGCCTGATTTTGCACGGGAATATTATGAGGAAAATCATGCCTGAAGGAAAACTTGGAAATGTTGTAACCTGCCCGCGCTGTGGAAATGAAATTGGGCATGAATATTATTTAGACGAAATCACAATGTTAGATTGTGGCGGGGTGCTCATTCGCAGGTTAGAAGCGAACTGTAAACAATGCGGTCAGGATATATTCTGGATTGTACCGAATGTGCATTTGGAAAGGTTGATCAAGCGTGCACGCGAAAGGGATAACAAAATAGTTTGAATTTGACATAAAACTATGTTATGATAAGTTCAATTGAATAGGGATTACGGATTTTACCACCCGTGACATGTTGCTTGAGATAGCAGCCGCTGTTGCGGGCATTTTAATTTAAGCGAGGTGTGTATGGATTTCGACCAAATTGTGAATGGCATCCCATTGATTTTCGTGGTCATGGGGCTGGTTGAGCTGGCTAAGGCATTTGGCGCGCAAGGCAAGCTGCTTACTGGGCTTAGCTTTGCGATTGGCTTGGTGGTAGGTGTGCTATATCAGCTCAGCTTATTTATGCCAGCTAATTTTGCTGAATGGTTTGGCGCGGTTGTTTTTGGCTTAGCTTTAGGCTTGGTTGCCAGTAAAGTTTATGATGCGTTCAAATCAGCTTCAGCATCTGCGCTGAAGTAAGCTATGAACGGCGAGCAAATCGCCATCATTCTGGCAGCGCTTTTAGGGGGCGGTGGTTTAGGGGCTGCCATTGTCAATGCCTTAGCTGGACGTAAGAAAGTTAAGGCGGATTGTATGACGGCACTTTCTGATGCGTATGAGGCGCGCTTAGGAGCGCTAACGTCACGTATCAGTTCGCTTGAGGCGAAAGTAGAGCAATCTGAAGTTCAGATTCACGATATGCGCGGGAAGTTAGCGGAGCGGGAAATTATGATTTTGAATTTACAGCAAGAGAATGCGGAATTGAAAGACGAGATTGATAAATTGCAAACGCAAATCAAAAATCGCGATAAGCGCATTCGAGAACTGGAGCGTCAGGTTGCCGAGCTTACAGAACGTTTGAACGCCATGAATGGCGGGAGCGCATCAGGAGGTGAGCAAGCCTGATGCCTAAAAAAGAAGAGGCTGCAATTCGCTTTGAGGCAATTGTGGCTAAAGCGCAAACGTTAGCAGATGGCGGTATCAGAATAACGCTGGACTTGCCCGAGGATGCCATCCCGCAAATGGCGATGCTGATTGAAGCTAAGCGCGAAGGCTTGCCACTTGAGTTTGTGGCTAAAGTGAAGAACATGTAGGTGGTGGCTGAATGGATAAACAAAGGGATAGTAAGGGCAGATTTATTAAGGGGTGTAGTGGAAATCCAAATGGGAGACCATCGAAGTATCCGCCGCGAACCAGAGAAAATATCACACAACCGGAAATTCAAAGAGACCACAAGTTGAGATACAAATATAACATTACATTACAAGAGTATGATGATTTGTTCGAAAAACAAGGTGGGGTTTGTGCATTGTGTGGCAAGCCTGAAACTAAAATGCAAAAAAGAAAAGAGGGTGGCAAAGTTGTTCTGGACTCATTAAATGTAGACCATGACCATAAGACTGGCAAGGTTCGTGGATTACTTTGTTATCGCTGTAATACTGGTATTGGAAAGCTTATGGATGATCCAGATTTGCTTAGAAAAGCGGCGGATTATCTTGAAGGAAAGACGGTTTAGACGGCAGTTGACGGCAAAAAAGGTTGAGAAAATTGCTTGAACGAGATGCGAAAGGCAGGTTTGTCAAAGGAAATAAGGGCAATCCAAATGGACGTGCCCCTAAAGCGCGTGAAGAACGTTATTACGAAATCACGCTATCTACCGTCACGTTTGCTGACTGGGAGGAAATTATCCGTAAAGCAGCAGAGCAAGCTAAACGGGGAGATTATCAGGCGCGCAAATTCCTGGCAGATTACTTACTTGGGCCGCCGCTGCAGCGGGCTGAATTACTTGGGGCGGATGGTAACCCGGCAAACGAAATGCGCATAGAGGACTTATCCACTGTGTTCGACCTGATACAAGCAGCGAAGGGGAATGTCGAATGATTTTAGAACGCACGATCCCATTTGCACCGCTATCACGTAAGCATGCTGAGTATATTGAGAGTGGCGTCGATGCGCGTTGGTGTGTAGCAGAAGGCAGCATTCGGTCAGGGAAAACAATCTCTAACTGCATTATTGCTGCGATCCGCTTAGAGGTTTGCCGTGATAGGTTGCATCTTGCCAGCGGGTCGACTTTAGCTAATGCCAAGCTGAATATCGGAGTGTGTAACGGCTTCGGCTTAGAGGCGCTTTTCCGCGGGCGCTGCCGTTGGGGAAAGTACCGTGATAATGATGCGCTCTACATTCAAACGCAAACGGGCGAAAAGATTGTGATTTTCGTGGGTGGGGGCAAGTCGGATAGTTATAGACGTATTCTCGGCAATTCTTATGGCATTTGGATCGCCACTGAAATCAATGAGCATTACGATAGTGAGGATAGCAGGTCGAGCTTTATCAAGGTTGCGTTGGGCAGGCAAGCAGCTGCACAGGATCCGCTGACGCTATGGGATTTGAACCCGTGCAATCCGCATCACTCCATTTATACTAATTATATTGATTTATATCGTGAGCAGAAGTTGCCCGGCTATCAATATCAACATTTTGTGTTAGATGATAACTTGAGCATCCCTGAGAGCCGAAAAGAGGAGATCAAAGCGCAATATAATCCGCAATCCGTGTGGTACCGGCGTGATATCTTAGGAGTGCGTACGACTGCAGCTGGACTGATATTCAGGCAGTTTGCAGATAATCCAGAACAGTGGATGATAGACAAGGCGCCTGAAGACTTGCAATTTATCACTTATGGCGTTGACTTTGGGGAAAGTACGAGCCACACTGTTTTTGTAGCCTCTGGTCTAAAACGCAACGGACGGGGCGTGATCGCACTGGCAGAGCATAAGTTAGAGAGCAAAGGCGTTGACCCCAGCAGAATAGAGAGTGAGTTCACTGATTTTGTGCAGCGCGTGATGATGGCTTATCCGCAAGTAAAGCATACATACGCATTTTGTGACCATCCTGAAACATTAGTCAACGGGCTCAATTTAGCTTTGCGCAAGGCGGGGCTGCCAGTACGTGCGGTGCTTGCCAGTAAGGAGCCGATTAATGCGCGTATCTATGCTCAAGAGAAGTTGCTCAACCGTGGGCAGATGCAGCTGATGCGCGAGTGTAAGTTATTATCTTATAGTTTACAAAATCAAGTGTGGGATGAGAGCAAAGCAGAGGACACGCGCTTAGATAACGAACCGGACGTAGCTGATGTTGCGGACGCCTGGGAGTATTCCTGGGAAGCGTTTATTGACCAGTTAGGTGTGAGGTAAGCATGAACCAAATGCAGGTAATTGAAGTTGTTAAGAAATTGACGGGGCGCGATGTGGTCTTGAGCCCGATGTACAGAAAAATCGCTGAGTGGCGCGATTGGCTTACTGGTGAAGTACAAGGCTTTTACGAATACAACATGACGGTTGACATCGAGAGCCACAAAGTTGCCAAAATCAAGCGCAATCGTACGGACATGTTCAAACGGGCTTGTGAGGATTGGGCGAGCCTGCTTTTGAACGAGCTAACGCGCTTTGAGCTTGACGATAAGACCAGTGAACTATGGCTGCAAGGTGCTGACGGACGTGGCGGTGTGTTGGGCGAGAATGACTTCAGGCGCAACGCTAATGAGCTGGTAACGGTATCGCGCTGGGCTGGCACGGCAGCTTTTGAGGCTTACATTGAGGACATGCAAGTGCGCACGGACACTCAGGAGTTGATTAGCGGAAGCGAGATAGGCATCAATTATTTAGCTGGTGATCAAATCATTCCGCTTAGCTCGCGCAATGGCATTCTTAAGGAGGCAGCGTTTGTATCTGACCAGGAAGTGGCTGGTAAAAAGCAGCAGAAGGTGAGCGTGCATCTGCTGGAGAATGGATTCTACATTATCACAAACCTAACGCTTGATGAGAGCGGGGAAATCATTGGAACGCCGGTCACGGTGCGTACGGGCAGCCCAGTGCCGTGGTTCAGCATCATTCGTAAATCAGGTTATAACCGGCATGATGCAGCTTCAGTCTTTGGGGTGTCCATTTTGGATGGTAATGAGGATGTGCTAAAGGGCTTAGATACGGCTTTTGACAATTTCATTGTGGACTTTATCTTAGGGCGCAAGATGGTCTTCATGAATAGCTCGCTCTGGTCTAAAGATGAAAATGGCGCATTTATCGCTCCGCAGATGATGGGCACGCAGCTATTTATCAACGTGGGTGATAAGCTCAAAGCTGACCAGCAAAGCATGTTAGAAGAATATAATCCGCAGTTGCGCGTGGCAGAGAACGCTGAGGGCGTGCAAAGGATGCTGGACTTCTTTAGTTTCAAAGTCGGATTAGGGCGTGGCTTTTACAAGCTGAATGAAGAGAGCATGATTACGACCGCCACTGAATATACCGGCTCGCGGCAAACGTTGGTACGCAATGTGGCTCGTGAGATGATCGGCATTGAGGCGGCACTCAAGCAACTGATGCAGGCGCTGCTATGGATTGGAGAGAATGTTCTCCATGTGCCAGGTGTAAAAGCGGACGCAGATGTAAGCGTGGTAAGTAATGACGGTTATATCACTGATGAATACACCGAGCGCAAAGTGTGGCAAGAGGAAGTAGCGCAAGGGTTGCGTTCAAAGCAAGAGTACCGCGAGCGCTTTATGGGTGAAACAGAACAAGAGGCGATAGAAGCGGTTGCTAAGATAAAAGCTGAGAATCCCAGCTTGACGGAAATGCTGGGTGAAGTAGAAGCTTAGCGCTATGTTTTCACTCGCGCGAGTAGAGGACTTAGCCGACGCGGCAGCGCAAGGCTTAGCAAAGCTGAACACGCGTGTGCTGAAGACATTAGGCATGCGTATTGCCTGGGCACGCAAACAAAGCAGCTTTGACCGTTATGTGGTATTGAGTGAAGCGGATAGAGAAGCTGAAAAGCTATACAATGAAATTCTCAAGGCATTACGCAATGCCGGCGGTGATGCTGAGGAGATTTATACCAAAGCAGCACAATCAGCTTATAAATCCCTAAATAAATACTATGTAGCTAAAGGCTTAGAGCAGCTGCCATTTGAATATCAAGTGGCGCTGGTGAACTTTGTACGCGGCATGGCAGCGGTGACGCAAGGGAATTTGAGCAATATCAGCGGAACAACGGCGCTGGGTTATCGCGTGCTGGATTTAGAAGGGAATGTGCGCTATCGCGGCTTCAAGGAACATTATCACGAATTAGTTGACCAAGCGATAACAGAAGTGGCAACTGGGCAAGCGGATTACTCCAGCGCTATCAGGCGAGCAATGCGACAAACAGCGGATAGTGGCATCCGCTTTGTGGATTATGCAAGCGGGTACTCACGCCGGCTGGATTCGGCAATGCGGCAGAACGTGCTGGATGGCGTAAAGGCAATAGCTTATGAGATTTCCGAGCAAACTGGCAAAGAGTTTGGCGCGGATGGTGTAGAAATAGATGCGCATAATTACTGTGCGCCTGACCACTTGCCTTATCAGGGTAAGCAGTTCAGCAATGAGGAATTTGAAAAGATACAGCAACGGCTCAAGCGTCCGTTTGGAGCGTGGAACTGCCGGCACACAGTATATCCGGTATTGTTGGGCATCAGTCCGCCGGCTTATAGTGATGCTGAACTTAGCAAAATGGCGGAACAATCAACGGCTCAGCGTGAATTCGAGGGCAACGTTTATACGGCTTATGAGGCAACGCAACTACAAAGAAAAATCGAAGCTGAAATCAGAAAAAGCAAGGAACGAGCGGTACTTGCCCAGGCAGCTGAGGATGATCTGCTGCGAAAAATAGAACAGCAGCGCATCAGTCAATTGAGGGATAAATACACGGACTTATGTAAAGTATTTGGCTTGCCGTTTGCCGCTGACAGGATGCGAGTAAGCGGATTTAGACCGGTCAGGTGAGGAGCCGTATATGTCGGTAATCAACACGGCAATGAAACGGAAAATTGTAAATATGCGTAATAGTGGCATGCAATTTAAGGACATTGGCAAGGAGCTTGGCTTAGCCGTTGGGACGGTAAAGACGCATTATTATTTGGCTACTGGGCAGCCATCAGCACGGCGTTACATACCGGAGAGCCGATTTGTACGATATGACGAACCGCCTGTGATAGAAGGGGATGCTTTGGTGCTGCCTGATGTGGAGATTCCTTTTCAGGATTCTGATTTTGTCAATAGAGTGATAGATTTAGCCAACGCCTGGGGGATAAAGCAAGTGATCGCCGCCGGCGACCTGATGCACTTTGATAGCCTAAGTGGCTGGGAACCAAACTGGCATAACGGGCATGAGAAATCGACACTGACCGAAAAAGACGAGAGTGCGCTTATGGACTTAGCTAAGAGCTTGCCTAAAGGTAAGCAGGCGGCGCTGATAGAAATTATCGGCAATACTAAGCCTCTGGATGGTAAAGACTTCGGTGATGAAATGGGCGAGGCGCGCAAAGTACTAAATGCGCTGGACGCCTGCTTTGAAAGTTTTACGTGGGTATTGGGCAATCATGAGGGCAGGCTCATTAGAGCTATAAATAGCCCGACTGATCCAGCGGAACTACTAAACATCATGCGCTTGGAAGCCGGCAAGTGGAAAATTGCACCATATTATTATTGTATTTTGAACAGTGGCGGAAAAGAATTCCGCATTACGCATCCCAAAACTGCTGCCGATAATGCTGCTCGGATGTTAGCAATACAATATCACCAGAACATACTGATGGGGCATAGCCATAAGCTGATGTACGACTGGGATCCAAGCGGAAAGTATGCAGCAGTGCAAATGGGGCATTGTGTAGACGAAATGCGCTTAGCTTATGCAGCACAGAGGGATGCAAGGCGTAATGCCCATCTGTTAGGTGCAGTGATCGTTCGTGATGGCTATATTTGGCTGCTGCATGAGAATTGTGACTGGGAAAGGCTCAAACGCTTAGAGTGATATATGGCAACAAGTTAGCAATTATGCTATCTTATTGCAACGCCGATGCTTTTAGAGGTCGACCGCTTCGTAGGCGGTGCAACGCGGGTGCGAATCCCGCCATCGGCTTAGAACGGTATGATTATCATAATCACGATTATCATGTTATAATTCTCTTATGGCTCCAATTCTTATAACGATCGGCTTGATTATCGGCATCGCAATTTATACTCTCGTTGACGATTTGTGCTCTGGGCGTATTTACAAAGCAGATGCGGACAAGACTGAAGAAGATCGCCGCAAAGAGCGTGAGCAGGAATACGAGCTACACCGAATTATGTGGGAATGATATGAGAGCCTTTTGCCCGAACTGCGAACGTATAACTGAACAAGAATTTATCCAATCTGAGGAATATATTTTAGTCGATAACGAGCTTATCTCTGTTCACCTAAAATACTCTGTTTGCCTTGAATGTGGAGAGGATTACGAGATACCCGATGCTGACTATGATCCACTGGAAGAATTCTATCGAAAGTTAGGTCTTCGAACTTATGAGGACAGAAAAGCGTTTTTTGAAATCCATCATATTGCATTCAATATTAGCCAGATGCGTCAATGGCTTGATTTCCCCAAAAATCGTAACTCGCCACTAATAGACTAAAAGTGACGAATTACTTTCAAAGTCTGTTACAATTTGTAAAATAGTTTCAATGCTGCTATAATCTAATTAATCCAGTATTCTGGAGGTGGGAGGCAGTTGCCTCTGGAGCCAGCCGTAAAAAGCTGGCTTTTT